CCTTAGAAGTTCCTTCTTTAGCCTTTCTTGCTTTAGCGGCAGTAGCAATCATCTTGCCTTGTGGCCTATCTCTGTCATACATTTTGCCCGATTTTGCTTTAACTTGACCAGATTGTCCGCCGCCTGTGAGTCCACCTGCAGCCCCCATTACACCGCCAGCAGCGTCTGCTGCTATTCCAGCAATTGTTGAGCCAGCGTGAACCACACCACCAGTCAGACTCATAGCACCGCCTATCATAGACATAGCACCGCCAACAATAGGAACTCCTAATGCTGCTAAAAGTGGCCAAGCCATATTATCCTCCTAATCATTGTACTCCATATTTTCCTTCAGCCTCTCGCTGTCTTTGTTTTTCGTTTTCATCTTTTATCCAAGTAACCAACATATCTACATATATCTCCCTTTCCCACGGTATCATATTTTCTAAATCACTCAAAGAGTAATTATGATGTTGCATTAGAGAAAAGTTTGTTGTAAAATAATTCTCTAACGAATCATGCGAAAGGGCTATACGAAAAAATCGTTTAATCCTGTCAATGTTACTTCACTTTCTACCTTTGTCTTAGGATTCTTTACCGTAATTGTGTGTTTCAAACTAGGCATAGTATCATAAAACTTTTGTACATCTGCAAATTGTTTTGTGTTCAATTGTTCAACAAACTCAACCAGTTCTTTTTTAGTCGAGTCTTTTGAATCATAAACTTCTTCGCCTTTTTTGTCGTATATTTGTGCAATACAGGACACAATCACATCTAGCATATTTGAAGCATTAATATCTCCTATACCTTCTGCCGAAAATGAATCAATAGTTGGGTACTGCATAATAACACCCATTTCATCTGTCAATTCAATCCTGTTCGTATGTTCATCATCAACCTGTACATCAATTTCATTTAAATCAATTTCTACATCAGCATAAGTTTCTCCATCATCTTGACATAAAACTTTCAACTTAGAAACCTCACCTACAGACTTTGCTCTAATGTTTAAAAATATATACTCAACATCAAACATAGGCATACTGCCCAATTTTAATTTATTGAATGTACATTCGTTCACAATATCTTTGACGGCCTGAAGCATATCTTCAGCCTCTCCAGATTCCATTGCAATCAATAAAACCTTTTCTTCTTTTACCAAAAAAGGACGATATTTTATCTTCTCGTCTGTTGATGGTATGGCCAACTCATATGTTGGCACATTTATCTTTGGTAACGCCATAATTTATTCTCCTAATTATATAATATTATGTATTTATTATTAAACCCAACCTTTTCCTGGGACAAATTTCATAGGTTCAGTTGAGTATCCAAGAAATGTTTCTTTCTTCTCAGCGTAAGTAGTCCCTGCGACACTATCGGCTATATCTACCCATGTTCTATATGCAAACTCTACCGTTAATAGTGCAATCGTATCCACACTTTCATATGAATATTCTATCGGACCTATCGTTGCAGGATATACTTCATCACATTTTATTCCGTATGTTCTACCTCTACCACCTAATTGGTATATGTTCATTGTGCCAATATAGTCTTTATAATATCTAGCTTTATGTGTTACTTGACTAACTGCCATTTGTTGCCACTTATCAAACCACGCCTTTGTGTCAAGGTCCTGGTCCAAATAAAATGTGGCAGTAATATTACCTGCATAGGTATGTGATGTAACCATCTCTCTTGCTGGCGCTGAACCATATCGTGCAGTTTGTTGTTCTAGATTATGACCTGGCATTGAAATAGTATTACATTGCAGTCCTATTTCTCTACCCATTCCTGCACCACCTGGGTGTTTTTGAGGTCCAATAATTTCAACTTCATATTTCGCCGCTCTAGCAAATCCTCTTGAACGATTTGCTAACGACCTAAGCTTATCGATTTGTCCCATGTCTTATATATTACCGAATGTACCACCTTTGAATCGTGCAACTGGTAAAAATATACCGATTGCCATCTCATCAGGCGGAATGTTTAAAAAAGATGACCGAACATGATTCCACAAATAGTGTTTTATCGTTAATCTAAAATAACGATTGTTCTCTATGCCACCTGTTAAATTATATCTTGTATTTCTATCAAAATTCTTATCACTTGCATACTTTGATAGTTGTCTTAAAAACTTGACTCTCTGTGCCATCGGCAAATAGTGAAAGTTCAGTCCGTAAAACCCACCCTTTGCAGCCTGTAATGGTAGAATTAGTGGAAATCTATCATAATATGGTAATGTTGCCTTATGTTTCGGGTCGTATGCAAACAAATTCATCACACCATACTTTGGTTTTATTGTTGCCTTGCCTTGATTGATTAACGCCCTTGCACCAGGCACCGTCATACCACGCACCTGCTTACGATACCAATCATAAGATTTGGGACCCGTTGTTGTATCAAGAATTTTGTCAAATACTGTTTTTGCCATACTACTATTTATACAGGCTTGTAGATAGTTATTAGTTCTTCTTTTCCTTTGACTTTGATTTTATCCACTTCAACCGATTCGATATCCGTGAGTTGTTCTTTCGTATAACTCGAATATAGTGTTGGTGAATTTTTGAAATCGCCTCTACCTGCTGTTGCTTCTAGTCGTGCGGCCAGATTAACTGCATCTCCGATAACTGAGAAGTCAAAACGAGTGGAACTACCCATATTACCAACAATTGCCGTGCCTGTATTCACGCCTGTACCAACATTGATATCAGGAAGTCCTCGTTCTTTGTAGAGTTGTTTTAGTTCTAATGTTTTTGCTTCTATCTCCATTGCACTCTTAACTGCCATCTCGGCGTGATTTGGCATATCAATCGGTGCGTTGAATACTGCCATAATACAGTCGCCCATAAACTTGTCGACCATACCACCATTATTCAATATTATGTTCGTCATATCATCTAAGAATTCATTGACTAGTACTACCAGACCTTCGGGGTCGTCTTTGTTCTTATAGAATTCTGATATGGGTGTGAACCCGATAATGTCCATAAACAGATAAGACATCTCTCGTCTATCACCACCAAGTTTCAGTAGTTCAGGATTCTTTTGTAGAGCTGCAACTTGTCGTGGGTCAAGATAATGTTCAAATTGTTTCTTGATTTGTTGTTTTAATCTAAATTCTAGTATAAAACGATTGAATGTAGAATGAAACCCTACGATAAAGAATGTCAATAGTGCCCAAGTAATGTCTACTAGAACCAGTTGTGTCGTAAACATATGTTGGAAATAATATACACCAGAACCGAAGATACCAATCAATGACAGACCGATTACCCAGTATGGTAGAAATCTCGTTATCAATATAATTGCAATACCCAACAGAAGTCCTGCTAACAGTTCTACTAGGCTATCATATCTTTTTATCGTTTTGCCATCTAGGATTGTCTGTAATGTCTGTGCTGATATGACATAATCGTATTGTTCACCTATTGGAGTTGCAATGACACCACCGAGTCCTTCTGCTGTCATAGCGACAATTACAGTCGTTCCTGCTAGTTCATCAAAATTATCTGCACCAGCAGAGATTGTCTTAAACTCTTTATTCCATCTCACCCACACTCTAGCATTCGTGTCTGTGTTGATTGTTGCATATGCTGGCACTCTCATTGCAATTATACCAGCAGCGTCTGCCTTGACTTGATATGACGGATCCCCAACTGCAACTCGTATAGTTTCAATTGCCATATTTGGATAGACTTCTTCGCCTATCTTCATCAATAGTGGCACTCGTCTTACAACACCATCAATCTCTGGTGCTGTATTGATAACGCCAACACCTGCTGTACATTCTGCAAGTTTGGGTAAAGGTCCGACCATACCAGGCCATTCAAATAAGAATGGTAATGGGTCGCCTATCTTCGCAACACCTCTCGGTACTGCATTACTTGTGGTCTTTTGTGTTGTGCCTGTTTGTGCAATGACTGTACCATATGTCAATGCCTCGCAAAATGCATCATCGCCGCCCATTCTATCTTCTTCACTAAACAATATCGGCATAACGATAATGCCTGTTTGTGCGTTTCTTAAATCAAGGATGAGTTGAGCAAGCACATCTCGTTTCCAAGGCCATTGACCGTGTTT